GCTCCCCCGCCGCCGGCTCTCGGTTCCGTGGGCCAAGAAACGGGCCAGTACCGTCCTGGTCGTGCCCGTGGCATGATGGACCTCTCCGCTGAATTCACCCGGCTTCGCGGTCGCCGAAGTCTGACCATCCCCCGGAGCTGAAAATGCAAGGAACAGCAGCAAGCGAATACGCCAAGCTCGAAACGATCCGCAACCCCTATTTGGAACGGGGCCGTGATTGCTCAAAGCTGACGCTTCCTCCGCTGCTTCCAGAAGATGGGTCCACTACGGACAAGCGGTTTCCGACGCCGTACCAGTCCGTAGGCGCTCGTGGGGTCAACAACCTCTCCAGCGCCCTTCTGCTCTCACTGCTGCCACCTAATGCACCGTTCTTCCGGTTGCTTGTGGACGAAACTGCTCTTCGCAAGATGCAGTCGGTGGACCCAAAAATCAAGGCTGAGATCGAAAAGTCGATGAGCCAACGAGAGCGGATTGTCATGCGCGAGATTGAGTCGCAGGCAATCCGTCCCGCAGTGTTTGAAGCCCTCAAGCACCTGATCGTGGCTGGCAACGTCGGCCTGTACTTCCCGGTTGAAGGCGGTCCTATGCGTGTCGTCCGTTTGGATCGATACGTCGTTAAGCGTTGCCCCTTGGGCTACGTCCGCAAGGTCATCATCAAGGAAACCGTGGCACCTTCAATGCTGCCGCCAGGTATTCCCCTTGAGAAGTCGGCATTCGATGAGAACGTCGTGGATATGTACACTTGTATCCACTCAATCGACAAGAACAAGGTGGAGGTGTGGCAGGAAGTAAAGGGTCACATCGTCCCGGACTCCTATGCGGTTGTGGATGAGAACAAGTCGCCGTTCATTGCCCTGCGAATGATCCGCATCGATGGTGAAGACTACGGTCGCGGCTACGTTGAGCAATACCTCGGTGACCTCAAGAGCCTTGAGGCTCTCATGGAAGTCATCGTGCAGGGCTCGGCAGCATCAGCGAAGGTTCTGTTCCTCGTTAATCCGAACGGAACGACCCGCCCGAGTGTCCTCGCTAAGGCTCCTAATGGGGCGATTCGAGAAGGCAACGCCGCCGACGTTACGGTGCTCCAGGTCAACAAGATGGCGGACTTCAGCGTCGCTCAAGCTACTGTGGCGACGATCACGGATCGTCTTTCGTATGCTTTCATGCTGACCGAGGCTTCCATTCGCAACGCGGAGCGGGTTACGGCGGAAGAGATTCGCCTCGTGACCCAGAGCATTGAACGGCAACTCGGTGGCGTCTACAGCCTGCTTTCGCAGGAGTTCCAGTTGCCCCTCGTCAACAAGATGATGGAGCAGATGGAGCGGATGCGTAAGCTTCCGAAGCTCCCCCGTAAGTTTGTTACCCCCACGATCGTCACGGGCATTGAGGCGCTTGGTCGCGGCAACGACCTTCAGCGTCTTGACCTTTACCTCGCCGGCATCGGTCAGATGCTTGGCCCGGAAGCAATCCAGCAAACACTCAATATCCGCGAGTACATGAACCGTCGTGCTGCGGCTCTCGGCATTGAGACGGACGGTCTTATCAAGACCGAAGAAGAAATCGCAGCGGAACAGCAGGCGGCGGCGCAGCAGCAATACATGCAATCTCTTGGACCTATTGCAATGCAAGAAGGCATCAAGGGCTACACTGCGCTGAACGCTAAGCAGCCCCAGCAATAAGGAAGAGAATGTCTACCGAACGAATCGAAATTCACGGCACTGAAGCCACCCGCATCTCTGAACCGACGGCTCGTCCTAGCGACGGGTTTGTCGCGGCACAGACCGCACCGAACCAACAGGCTCAGCAGCCGGCGGCTCGTCCGCAGTGGCTTCCTGAGAAGTTCCAGTCTCCCGAAGATCTTGCCCGTGCTTACAGCGAACTGGAGTCTCAGTTTACAAAGGTAAACCAGACTCCGCCCCCAGCCGACGCTGTGCCGCAGGAGAGGTTCAACTACTTCTCGCAGGAATTCGCTCAGAACGGTGCGCTGTCTGACAAGTCTTATGGCGAACTGGAGTCGATGGGCATTCCCCGCGATGTCGTGGATGCGTACATCCAGGGTCAGCAGGCGGTTGCTGAATCCCAGGTTTCGAGCGTCTACTCCGCAGTCGGCGGTCCTGAGCAGTATCAGGCGATGACGGAGTGGGCCGCTGAGAACCTGCCTGAAGCCGATATTGATGCGTTCAACAACGCGATCGAATCCGGTGATCAGTCGATGATCATGTTCGCGATTCGCGGCCTGTCGGCGCAGTACTCAGCCTCCACGGGCTCCCCGCGGCTTGTTCAGGGCTCCACGAGCACTAACGGCACTTCGGCCTTCCGCAGCATTGCTGAGGTCACCGCGGCAATGCGTGATCCGCGGTATCGCAACGATCCGGCGTATCGTCGGGACGTCGAGAACAAGCTCCGCGTTTCCAACGTGTTCTGATGAAGCGCACACTCACAATTCTCTTACTTGGTGGATGCAATGCGGTCGAAAAGATCAGCGGCAACGCCAATGAGATACGTCAAGAGGCGCGTCTGCTCGTTGACCACGGGCGGGGTGTTAGTGACGAGTTCGTCGTCACGACTGCAACCAAGATTGATCTGCTTGCGGCGGGCATACACGATCAACTCCCGAGTGTGGAGGCTCGTGTGCCGGAATGGCTTTCGACCATTCAGTGGTCGCTAATCGCCTTTGTTTTACTCGCCGTCTGTTTCATCCTTTGGCAAACAGGAATCGGTCGAGCAATCAAGAGTGTTCTTGGATGGATCCCAAAGAGTGTCATTAATGATGCGGAATTGGCCGTATCTGTCCTAGACGAGAATCGTCCGGAGAGTGCACGAGAGTACTTTGCAGCCCGACGTGCCGATCCTGTGTTCAACGACGCCTTTAAGAAGGCTCGGGCTAAAGCAATCAAGAGAGGTAACAATGACCCTGGCTAGCGCTTCTTCCCTTCTCGGCTCGATTTGGTTTGCCCTGCTCCTTGGCGCTCTGGGCGTCGGTGTCGGCGTGTGGCTTGCCAAGAGCAAGAAGATCTGAGTAACCCCCAACAACAAACAAAGTAGCCGCCTAAAACGGACAGTTTAGGCGGCTACTGTCCTTTTAGGAATGCCAGTTTGGCCTCGGCCCGGTGCGCCGGATAACTGAGATTGCTCCTCAACTGCTTCCAAAAGGACAACTCGTTCTCTGTCCATTCATCCCACCATTGAGGAGCAATCTCTAATGGCACTTAACACTTGGCAGACTTCTGCCGACCCGTCGCGTCTTGGCCTAAATTCGGCCAACACCGGCTTGGGGAATAACGAACTGTTCCTGAAGCAGTTCGCTGGTGAGGTTCTCACCACGTTCGAGGAATCGAACGTGATGATGCCTCTGCACATGGTTCGCACGATTTCGAGCGGCAAGTCCGCTTCTTTCCCGGTCACTGGTGTCGCTACCGCGAAGTACCACACTCCGGGCGAGTCGCTGCTTGCTGAAAGTGGTACGGCTTACGCCGCTACTTACCCCGGCGCTCAAACGCTGAGCTCGAAGTACCTGTCGAAGTTCAAGCACTCCGAGCGCCTCATCTCGATTGATGACATGCTCGTCAGCGCTGCGTTCGTTGCGAACATCGATGAGGCGAAGAACCACTACGACGTTCGTAGCATCTACACCACCGAAATCGGCCGTCAGCTTGCTTACGTTGCGGACAAGAACCTGATCCGCACCGTTCTCGCCGGCGCTACGAAGACGACCGACCGCTTTGGTGTTGCCGCTGCGACTTCGACTCAGTTCCTCGGCGGAACGGTCGAATACAACGACGAGGCTACCGGGACTGCTCTCGGCGACGCTCTCGTGGCTGCGTTCATGGATGCCGCCCGTAAGATGGACGAAAAGAACGTCCCCTCTTCGGAACGCTACGCCATCGTGACTCCAGAGGTTTACTACCAGCTTGTGCAGTACAGCACTGATGCGATCAACCGCGACTTCAACCCTGAAGGAAACGGCAGCATTGCCGGCGGTATGATCATGTCGATCGCTGGCATTCGCATTCTGAAGTCGAACCACATTCCGACCACCAACGAAGCCTCGACTGCTGTCGCTCCGCATAACGACGCGGGCGTTCAGAACGATGTCTTCGGTGCGAGTGGCACTGGTTACGGCCAGTTCGATTTCAGCCGCACCAAGGGTGTGATCTTCCAGCGCGAAGCCGTTGGTACGGTCAAGCTCCTGGATCTCGGCATCGAAAGCGAGTATCAGATCGAACGTCAGGGAACCCTGATGGTTGCGAAGTACGCAATGGGTCACGGCATCCTCCGCGAGGAGTGCTGCTACTGGCTGCGTGGCGACGAAGCGGCCTGATCTGAGTCAATCCTGAGTCTCAACTGGGGGGCCACCATCGAAAGGTGGTGGCTCCCTTTTCTTTGGAGTAAACATGCCACTGAGCAAGACGACGAAGCTGGAAGCAATTAACACAATGCTTTCGGTTGTTGGGGAACCGCCGATCAACACCCTTGACACGGTCACTCGCGTCGATGTTGTTACTGCTTTGGCGATCCTGACCGAAACCCTGAAGGAAGTGCAATCGCAGGGATGGCACTTCAACAGCGACGACAACGTCCCATTGATTCCGAACGCAAGCGGTTACATTCAGATCCCAGACAACATTGTCCGGGTCGATATGACCGACGAGGTCTATGGCAAGGATCTGACGATCCGGGCAAACAAGGTCTACAACAAGTCCACCCTTAGTGACGTGTGGCCGGCAGAGACGATTCTGAAGTGCTCTGTGGTCTACATGTTTGACTTTGAGGAGCTTCCGGAAACCGTTCGCCGCTATGTTGTCATTCGTGCGGCACGGATCTTCAACGACCGGGTTGTTGGCGATCAGTTGCATCACGCATTCACCGCTCAAGATGAAATGGCGGCTCTCACGGCCCTCAAGGAATTTGACGGTGAGACTGCTGACAACAGCATCTTCGACAGTTACAACATCGGCGCAGTCGTGAATCGACCATCGATTACCTCCAGGCTTAGCTGAACATGCTGACACTTACCGCAATCACAAACTTCCTTGGCGGAGTCTCTCAGCAGCCCTCTTCAATGAGGTTTCAGAACCAGTGCACGGAACTGCTCAACGCCATTCCGTCGCCTGTAGACGGCCTGATCAAGCGACCGCCTACGGAATACGTCGCTACGCTCAAGAACTCCACGGGTACTAACCTGGAGTTCACTGAGACGTTTGTACACACGATTAACCGCTCGGAATCGGAGCGCTACTTCGCTGTGTTTACTTACAACTCAACCACGACCGAGGCCAGCGTCAACGTCTATACGGTTGAAGGTGTGAGAATTCCGGTCACTCTGGATACTGGGGCAATCGACTACATCAAAGAAGTCGGAATCAAAGACAAGCTTCGGGCGGTAACGATTGCAGACGTCACCTTTGTCGTCAACACCAACGTAACCACCGATTACACGACAGAACTGTCAACTTACAGCCGAGAGTTGACTTCGCAGCCTGAAGAAGCAATCGTCTTCGTTACGCAAGTAGACAACGACCGCACTCACACGATCAATCTGAAGTTCACTAGCGGCGCTACGACTGAAACTTACATCCTACAGCACAAGTCCACGGGAACCACGATCGGTACAGATCACACCGCAGCAGAGCTTCAGAATGACTTTGAGCTTGCTAAGCAGGCCGCCTCATCCGGAGCGCTTATCAAGAGCTTCTCTGTTAGTCGATTTTCGTCCGTGCTGTTCTTTTACAGGGCATCCGGGACGGCATCGATGGAAATTACTGTTTCCGATGATTTGGCCACAGACGGCTTTCTTCTGATTCGTGGCGAAGTGTCCGACTTTTCAAAGTTGCCTCCAGTCGCACCCCACAAGGTCAAAGTCAAGATCATTGGAGCCCCAGAATCCGGCGCGGACGATTACTGGGTAGAGTTCATCCAGAATTCAGCCTCAACCAACACGCTTGTGCCGCAGAATGGATACTGGGTTGAAACAAACAAGCCTGGAATCAAGACGACGCTTGATCCGGCAAAGATGCCTCACATTTTGATTCGAGAAGCCAACGGCGAGTTTCGATTCCGCCGCGCTAATGCTGCCTCCCCGTACACCGACTACGTTTGGACCAAGCGTCTTGTTGGAGACGAAAGTACGAACTCAACGCCGACGTTTGTCGGAGCAAAGATCTCCGATATCTCGGTGTATCAGAATCGACTCTTGTTCCTGTCGGGCGAGAACGTCATCTTCAGCGAGACTTCTGAGTTCTTCAACTTCTTCCGCACAACGGTTGCGGACACGACCGACGCTGATCCGATTGATATCTCATCGACGACACCGAAGGTTTCTGGGCTTCGCTCTGTGCTGCCTTTTGAGAATCAGCTCATTCTGTTCTCGCCGCTCTCGCAGTTCTCTATCCAGAGCAACGGACCATTTGCTACTCGAACTATTTCGATGAACTTGGTCGGTGACTACCAAAGTACATCGACCCTGCCTGTTTCTTCTGGCAACTCGTTGTTCTTCCCGTTCTCGCGAGGAAGCTACTCGGGTGTTCGTGAGATGGTGCTATCTAGCCGGCTGGACGGGCGGTTCATGGCTGAAGACGTGTCAGCCGTTGTTCCCCAGTACATCCAAGGAATCATCACCAGGCTTGTCGGTAGTACGCACGAAAACTACTTGGCCTGCCTGTCAACTGGGGCTCCTGACGAAGTGTACGTCTACAAGTATTTCCAGATCGGTGACAATCGAGTGCAGAGCGCCTGGAGCAAATTCAAGATCTCAAGTGGACAGATCTTGGACGCTGTCTTCATTGACTCGTCCCTGTACTTGTTCGTCAAGGCGGGGCAGACTCTGGAAATCAACAGGATGCGCTTGGATGCTGGTCGAGTTGATGTTGACTCCAACTACTTGACTCTGCTCGACCGACGAATCGATGAAGTCAAGCTGGCCGGCTCCGGCGGATATGCGACGTACAACTCAACCAACAACGAAACCACCTTCACCCTGCCCTACGACTTCGACGCCAGCAAAATTCAGGCGTACTCAAAGTTGGGCGTAAAGATGGATGTGTATCCCATCGGATACAACACGTTCAAGATCTACGGAGACAAGACCCAGACTCCGATGTGGATTGGCGAGAAGTATGACTTCCGCTTCGTCCTGTCCAACCCGACGTTCAGGACGTCTTCTGAGGGGTCCGTTTCGGCTATCTCGGGCCGATATCAGATGCGGTATGCCACGATTGCATACGGCACGACGAGTTACTTCAAGGTCAACGCTGCCGTTGAGTATGGGGACACTTACTCATACACCTTCACAGCCACGACTCTTGGTACTGGCCTCAATCAAGTCGGAAGCGTTCCTTTGGACACGGGCAAGTTCCGGGTTCCGATCTACTGCAACAGCGACTCTTTGACGCTTTCGATTGAGAGTGATAGCGCCCTGCCGTGTAGGCTTATCTCGCTTGAATACGAAGCCTCCTACAACGAAAGAGCGCGACGTGTCTGATGCATATGTGCGCCTGGCGACGCGAGAAGACTGTCTGTTTCTTGCGACTAGGCTCAGGGAAGAAGACTTAAACGACGTAAGGGTGGGCGGCAAAGCGCCCGAAGACGCCCTTCTGTACTCGTTTGAGTCCAGCAACGAGTGCTATACGGCGTGTGGCCCTGATGACGTGCCGTTCGCTGTCTTCGGCATCTACGACATCCAAGACGACAGCGACACGCCGTTGAAAATCGGAGCTATCTGGCTGCTCGGATCTGACGACATAATGAAGTACGCCAGACAGTTTGTCGATGTTAGTCGTGAGTGGATAGAAGACTTCGGATCGACCAGAGACATGCTGTTCAATTATGTGCACAAGCACAATCGCGTTCACATCCGATGGCTTCGCAGGCTCGGGTTCTGCTTCGTCGCAGAACAAACAATCAACAACGAACCAGTCTATGAGTTTCTGAGGATAAACACCAATGTGTGACGTAGTTGTTCTACCCTCGCTGCTTATTGCGGCGGCGAGTACCGGGGCAAGCATTGCTTCGCAGAACGCCCAGTACAGGGCTCAAAGCGCGTTTCAGAGTCAAACCGCGGCTTTCCAGAAGGAGATGTTCGCCAAGACCGTAGCCGGCGTTCGTCAGGACGTGCACACGCAGACGATGACCCTGTACAAGGGTCTTGAGGAGCAGAAGCGGGCAGTTTACACCAATGTAAACAACGTCGCTAACGACGCCCTCAAGGCTGCTGCCGCTATGGAGACGTCTTTCGTTTCCGCCGGCATTCAGGGTCGCACCGTCGATCAGGAGATCAACGAGTTCGCGGCGGACTTTGGTCGCTATGCGGCATCCAAGTTTGATGAACTCTCGGCGCGGAATCAACAGGTCATTCTGGAGGCCCAGTCGATTCGCAACCGCGGTCAAAGCATCATCAATTCTGGTGTGCCTCAGCCCCTGGCCCCGATCGTCCCGCCGAGCCCGATTCCCGCGATCCTTAACGGCGCTACTACGGGCATTAGTGTGGCGTCTTCGCTCCAGTCTCTTCAGCCGCCGTCAGGATCCTTCAACCAGGGCGCTGGGGTTCCGTCTGCGGGTTGGAGCAGCACTAGCAACTGGTACATGAGCCAGTCTTCTCAGGGATTCAACATGAACGCTAGGGGTGCTTTCTAATGTCGCAACTACCACAGCCGTCCTTCAACCCCCAAGCAAGCGTTGTTTCCGGCTTTGTGCAGCCTTACGTTCAAGCCCCCACCCCGGTTCAAGTTCAAGTTGGGCAGGGTCTTGACGACATCGGCCCCGCGTTCATGGCATTTAGCCAGACCTTGGCTGGATTCGTCGGCCAACAGGCGCAGATGAAGAAGATGGAGGACATTCAGGAGGGCAAGGCGAAGCTCCTGAAGAGCCGCAAGACGTTCCAGCAGCTTGTCAAAGATGGGACGATTGATCCTTCAGCAAACCCCTGGGAGGCTTATGGTGCGGCTGAGGCTGATGCAGTTGTTTCGGCGTCTCGGTTTACGTCGCAGCTTAGGAGTGATTACGAGCAGGAGCGCGCATCAAATCCGGCGATCCTTGACAGCATTGGTGGATTTGACGCATTCGCGGATGATCGTGTGCGCCAGGCTGCTAGCCAAGGCGTGGACAACCCGATTTGGGTGAACACGTTTCTAGGAGAGATCAATCCGCAGCTTCTCGAAATGAGCCGCGAACACGCCGTTTCGGTCGGCCGCGCTCGACGTGAGCGCATCTCCCTTGGTCTTACCGTAGGCATTGCCAACGAATTTGGCGGCCTCATTTCAGATCCTCTGTCCTACCCGACCGAAAACGGCAAAGAGGCTGTGTCTATTGCTACCGTTGCTACCAACGTGCAGCGTCGCCTTGACGATGTGGCTCAAACGATCGGCGGGACAGAAGCAAACAAGATCGCCACAAAGGTGATCATGGAGCTGCTTGTCGAATATGGGGATGATTCCCGTATTCACGACGCCGCGGCTCGTATCAAGACCGCCGGCGGCAAGCTGGTTGACACAGAAACCTACAAGGCTTCTCTCGTCGTGTCGGCCAAGGCCCGAGACAAGGCCCGTAGCGAACTGACGCTTAAGAAGCAGAATGATGTGTCACGTCTTCTTTCAAGTTACGTTGGTCCTGAGCGCATCGCGCAGATGTCTCCAGCCGACATTCTTGCTGGAAAGGGCATTCCTTCTTGGGAGGAAGTGGAGCCCCAAGTTAAGAAACTTGGGGTGGGCACTGACCTGTACTTCAAGGTGAAGGAAAACTACGACGAAATGAAGCAGGCGGCGATTCAATCAGCGGCGATTGATGCGATCAAGTCGCAGCACCGTCTGGTTGCGGATCAAGTAGCACAGTCGTTTGCCGACGCTTCCAGAGACCCCGCAGCACTTGTCGAACTTTCCACGAGGTTCAGTTCTGCTCGAATTCAGTCTGAATACGAGACGTTCCGCGAAACGTTTAATCGGGCGTATGGGCTTAAGTCAGACGACACCTCAAAGTCCATCAACATGGACGCAATCCGCGAGGAGTCTGTCCGCAGGTTCTATGAAAAGGCGACCGAAGACGGCCCCCTAGATCAGGGTGAGATCATCTCTCTTGCACGAATGAGTCGCGCTCTTGGGATGAAGTTCGTCCCCGGCATTACTGAGCGGATGTCCACGTCGATTGAGGCTTTCAATCAGCCAAACGCCGACCCAACAAAGATGCCTGGCGCTGTTTCAGAAGCGGTAGAGATCTACCGAACATTCAGTCGAATGGGCGAAGCAAGTCTTCTCGGATTGAACGAGGAAACGGAGAACTTCCTTCGTCGTGTGGACGGGCTGATTGGAGCGAATATGCCTGTACAGGATGCTGTCGGGGCGGCAATTGAGCAGCAACAGCAGTCCGGTGGTGCTACTCGGTCAATTAAGCCGATTGATTCGGCGCTCATTGATGAGGCGTTTGATGAGTGGCGGTCTGGTTGGTGGTTTGACCTTGGTCTTGCTAACGTGAGTGCTGACGTTCACGGCGCTTCTCGGTGGAAGAACGCCGTTGAAAGCTACGCCATGACCGCCCAAATGGCTGGCGTTGCCCCTGCTCAGGCTGTGTCTCGCGCTAAGGCTTGGGCCGCGGATCGCACCGTAGAGCTCGACAACGGCTCCATCTTCATCGTCGCGAATCCTCCGGCTACATTGGGGTTCAACGCCGATGCGTGGGATGAAGTCAAGAACCACGTCGTGGGCAAGATCAATGAGAACCTGAAGGCTAGTGGGCTTGCTGAGATCGACCCATACGTCATTGGATTCAAGCCGTCGAGTAACAGCGTAGAGAACGCCAAGTTCCAACTTGTGTTCACCAATCAGCCGTTTGAGGATGCGCTGCTTGACGCTAAGTACGGCGGAGAAGACTTTGCCGCTGAAATCTCGACGTCGTTTACTGTTCAGCAGTTGGACCAAATCGCCACTGAGATTTCTCTTACTAAGAAGCGACCCAATCGAATTCGGCCGACGAATCCATCCAAGGTGTCGTTCAACATCCCTGGTCCGCAGTAACAGATTCCTGAGCACATTCGGAAGAGGATCAAAGCTTAATGAACAACCCCCAATCTCCTATCGGGCAATACCCCGAGCCTACGATCCCAGCGACTGCGGCGCCCACTGCGTTTGAACAACTTCAAATTCAGGATCAGTACAACAAGACAGCGCCCAGCCTTTGGGAAGCGGCTACAGGCACGACGCTTGCTTACGATCTTGGATCGTTCCTGGGGTCGAGGTACGAGTTCGATCAGAACGACCCTAATTGGCGCGACGATAATCGCAACCGTTTGATGGAGATTCTTCAGACGACTCCAATTGAGTACCACGACGACATCCTGAGCTCAAACGGAATCGATGAGGCTGTGTTCACGAAGATGAGCATCGATGAGAAGTCGAGGTTTATCCGTCGAGTGGGGGAATCAGGGGCAATTGGGTACGGAAGCATGATTGGCATCAATCTGCTTGAAGGCGCTGCGTTTGGTATTGCCACATTCGGCGCTTCAGCCCCCGCGTTGCTCGGCAATTCTTATCGCGGCATCAAGTCGCTCAAGACGATTGCTCAGGTTTCTAGGGCTTCCAACCGAGCAGCCGCTGCTAAGGCTATCGCACAGAACGCCAGCCGGCTTTCTTTGTTCGCTCGTGGGGCGGTAGTCGGAGCCGCTGACGCCTTGGCGTTTACCGCCATTGACGCCGTTGTGGATCCGACCGTAGAGGCCCAAGACTTCGCCTACGCTGGGGCGTTCGGATCCATTCTCGGCGGTGCGTTCAATTCCATGCTCGGCCGATCTCAGCTTGCCCGCCGGCTTGAGCGGTTTGGTCGCAAGTACGAGAGTGATCTTATGAGCCGGGGTCTTGAGTTGCCCCCGCGGTTTGGGGCGACTGATATCGCGGAGCAGATCGCATCCCGATTCGGCGTTGATCCGTCGGTTGCTAACGCGATGCTTCGATTCTTCGACGCCATTGATATCGACTTGAGCGGTCTGGCTGTCGGAGGACGCCTCAGCTCGGCCGACGCCGCTAAGTTGAAGGTGACGATTAAATTCCAAGACAAGGGCTTTGACCTCGGCGCTTTGGAAGTCCTTGATGACGGTCGGCTTATTCTTCGATCGTTCTTCAACGACAACCCCAATGAGGGTGCTGCAATGCGTGGGATGGTTGGTGTCATTCGCCAACGCCTGTTCAACGCAGACATTCCAGAAACGCATCGTGGCGGCATTACTGATGCTGACATCCGAGCTATTGATGACTGGCTCGGAGGAAGCCGCAGGGCTCCCCGCACCCGCGGTGCATTTGGTGTTCCTGGTGGTCCCGCCACAAACATGCCAACTGGCGGCGCACCGGGCCGCATGGGCGCAATTGCAGACTGGACGCCGGCGGATGAGCGCAAGTTCATCAACGGCTTTATGCGGTGGATGATGTCGGCAGACGTTGACAGCGCCCGTCTGAGCGATCAAGTCTACGACTCCAACGCATTCGACATCCCTGAGTCTGTTATCCCCGCATTCAAGCGTATCAGGGAGATCCTTGCTCGGGTCTACGACGGCGTGAACGATCCGCGCTTCCTGTCCACCCCGAAGCAACCAAAGCGCGTCAACCGCGTCTTTGAGAAGACACTTGTAAAGCAAGTTACGGAACGGGCGCGGCGTGAAAGCGAAGAGTTGCTTAGGTTCCAGCAGGCGCTTAGTGGCGGCTCAGACGACGCCCTCGAAATCCCGGACGGAGAGGCAATCGGATCTGACAAGGGCTGGAACGACGTGCCCAGGATCTTTGGCATTGAAGGCTTTGGATCCAAACTTACTAGCCAAGCAATTTCCGCGATGACGTCCCCTATTGGGCAGATCCGGTGGTTGGCGATGCAGATGCACTTCACCCGTGTCGCTCCGCGAACAAACGACATGGCGCGTAAAATGGTCGGTCAGCCCACGACGATCAACGAGTACGTTCACCGAATCAAGGCTGTTACCGAACTGCGAATTCTCCGCGCATTCAACAAGAACCTCAACGAGTTCATTGCTGACGGCAAGGACTATACGCAGATCGGTAAGGCTGAGCGCATGAAGAGCATCTTCCGCCACGAGAAGCGGAGGCAGTTCAATCAGATGGTGTATGAGGAGATTCATGCTCCAGGCACTCATTCGGATAAGAACGTAAAGGCAGCGGCCGAAGCTTGGCGCAAGGAAGTCAATACGCTTCGGGAACTGGCAAAGAAGTCGGGGGTAAAGGGATTTGAAGCCCTTGCCGAAGACCCCACATACTTCCCTCGTCTGTATAAGTGGAACGCAATTGACGCCTTTGTCTTGCGGCATGGACAGGACGAGTTCAAGAAGCTGCTGCTGAACGCTCTGGACAAGACCGACTTTGAGCCGGAAGAAGCGGACGCGCTGGCGACACTCTTGAGTGAACGTCTGCTGCGTATTGCTCGTGGCGAACGCAAGTCAGGCAACTTCAACATCAATCAGGTCGTTCAAGAAATCTTGGCTGAGATGGATCGCCCGACGACGCCGGCTGGGCCGATTCTCACTCCTCGGGCTAGGTATCGATTCCGGGCTGACGTCCTTACGCGACTGGAGGACGGATCCACAGCCTCACTTTCAGACCTTGTTGAGCGCGACGTGACCGTTGCTTTCAGCTCTTATGTCCGCTCTCTCGCTGGGGCTATTGGCGAAACCAAGTTGATCAATCGGTACAAGACCGAACTCCTCGCCCGAGGCGCAACCCAAGAAGCCGTGGACAAGATCAACACTTGGGCTGACGTCATTGACAGCATCAAGAAGTCTTCTCGAAGCCTGTCTGCCGACGAAATGAACGGCTACATGGACTCTCTGGGTGAACTCCGTGCGACGATGCGGAGTGAGCCGGATCCGTCGTCATTTGGTACTGGCGTCTTCAACACGGTGTTCTCTGAAAACGCCCGGCGGCTTATGAAGATTGCTTACTTGCAGCGGGGCGGCTCATTCGCCCTAGCGCAAATGAACGAACTGGCGCGCACGATTTCCAGGGCTGGATTCGATAACGTGTGGCGTCAACTCCCAACCGTAAAGGAGCTGCTCGACAGCGCCAGGCAGGGTCGGCAAGTCAACGAATTGTCTGCCTTGATGGAACAGACCTTCGGTCTTGGTTCTGATCGTCTTCGGCGCACTACGGGCCGAATTGACGACGCTTTGAACGCATATCCGCCCCACATTCGGGCGGGTTGGTATCAGAAAGCCGCCGCCAAGATGGCAAAGGTGGACGAGAAGCTTGACGCGCTGGTGTTCGCGTTTGCCGACCTCAGCGGCTTGGCTCCCCTCACATCCGCCACTCAACACCTGACGGCGATGTCGCTCATCCAGCGCCTGCACTCAATTTCAGCCGGCCGCAGCAAGAACTTCAGCCAAGCGATCATTCGACAGTGGGGGCTAGAAGACTCGCAGTATCAGGCCGTAGTTAAGGCTGTTGGTCGTCACGCAAAGCTTGATTCTCGTGGTCGAGTCATCGACATCGACACGGCAAACATCGGAGCCGATGACTTCCGGGCGCTGATGACGTTCTTGGAGAGAGGAACGATCGCCACTATTCAAGACCCGCCGACCAGAGGCGATCTGCATAAGTTCTTCTTTACCCCACTAGGAAAGATGCTTGTTCAGTTCCGAACTTTCAATACGAAGGGCATCGACAGCTTCCTCCGGACGACGATTCAACGCAAAGACTTTGATGTCACTCGCGAGTATTTGATGACTGGCATCTTGGCGATGCTGACGCAGACGTTCCGTAAGCAACTTCGGTATGCGTCAATTACCGATGCAAAGGAGCGAAAGAAGTACGAGAAGGAGAACTTCGGCCCTGGAGCCTATGCGTCGTACTTCATGTCTGGTCCTACCGAAAACTACTTGCTGATGATCGGAACGGATTCACTCAGCCAGTTCGTGTTGGGGCAATCGACGTTTGGATCTAGGGTTCGATACTCAGGTTTGAGTTCGTCGCCTTTCGACGTGTCTGGTACACCCGCGTGGGCGGCGATTGATTCCGCCTACAAGTCGATTCAAGGTCCAGTACGAGCGATGCTTCGTCCTGACTACGACTTCAGCCAACGCGACTTGCACGCCATTTTCAATAGTCTACCGGCCGCTAGGGCAGTAATCATTGGTGAAGGTCTTAGCCGGCTTGAGGAGTACTTGGGATCGAATCTGCCAGAAGAATCAAAGAAGGGAACTAAATGACTCAGTTTTACGAACTGCCGTACAAGGCCCGAAAGTTCTATAGCGGCGACGGGCAGAACCAGCACTTTCCGATCATCTTTGACGGCGGGGCTCCTCTTGACTATTCGCATGTCAAGGTGTTCCTGAACCAGTCAGAGTTGACTTCGGGCTGGACGATCGTAGAGCTGAACGGAACGAAGAACGTCCGCTTCGATACCGCCCCCGCTTCCGGTACTGGCAACGTCATGTTGCAGCGTGTTACGCCGTCAAACGCAGACGACCGCGTTGTTGACTTCAGCGACGGATCGGTTCTGACTGCGGAAGCTCTTGACCGCGCCCAACTCAACTCGCTGTATGTGTCGCAAGAGTCCGCGGACCTGTTCCTTGATCAGGGTGGATCGGCGGTAAACATTGCTACGGCACAGACGATCCTCGGGGCGAAGACGTTCGACAACGACGTGATCGTCACGGAAAACGGTCGTCTTGTCTACAAGCCAGCAACCCCAATCTCCAAGGTAGACCTCGGTGAGCAGTACGTCCTGGCGGCTGAAACCGCTACTGGGGTTGTTGGTTGGCAGAAGACTACCCTCACGACTGTTCCCGATACGATCGTTCAAACCCAAGGTCCAGCCGGTACGCAGATAATTACTGCTGCGAAGCAGTTTGACAACGTAACGATTTCAATTGCTGGATTCAAGGTTTCTGGTGGTACTGCTCCAGTTAAGGACAAGGCTATTGTTGCTGGAAACAACCTTGGACAAATGACGTTGCAGCCGATTGTCAACGGGATCAAGTTTTCTGATTCACCGGTGGCCCCTGTCAATACTGGAATCGTGACGGTCACTCCCGCGGCAATCGGCGCGGTTGCTGTCGGATCAGTCGTGGGTAACACGCAGACGATCAACACCGAAGTCATCTTCACCCAGTCCGTGGAAATCGGTGACGGCACGGTTGACGATCAGTTGACTATTTCGGGCGACCTGTATTTGGCGTCGCCGCAGGCCGCATCAGGCAAGGTTCTTGGTTGCCTCGGATCAAACGGTCAGGCTGACTGGATCAATCCACCGCAGACGGGCATCACGAGCATCAACGGTGACTCCGGGACTAATGGTGTTGTCACGCTCGACGCTGCCGACGTGGGTGCTGTGTCGGTTTCGCAGGATCAGACCGTTCTTGGCCACAAGACGTTCCAGGATTCTGTCACTCTCGGCAACAACAACACGAAGAACGTCACGGTCAACGGGACGCTGAAGTACACCAACGGCGTCACGCCGACAGGCCAAGCCGGCAAGATTCTGACGTCTCTTACGGACGGAACCGCAGCTTGGGCGAATCTTCCTAACATCGTCAACAGCATCCAAACTGTCAATGGACCAATCAGTGGTGATGTGTCTCTGACTGCTGCTGACGTTGGCGCCGTGTCCGCCGGATCGACGCAGACGATTACAGGCGAAAAGACGTTTACGAACAACGTCACGCTCGGCAACACCTCGTCGCACACGATCAGTATCGGCGGTTCTCTGCGAATTCCTGTTGGACAGGTTGCTGCCGGCAAAGTTCTGACTAGCGATTCGGGGGGTTACGCATACTGGGCTTCGCCTGCTGCTACGGGAGTTACGTCGGTCAACAACCAGAACGGGCCGTCAGTTACGCTCACCGCCGCCGATGTTGGCGCTGTGAGTGTTCAGGGCACCCAGGACATCACTGGTCACAAGACGTTCTCCAACAACGTGAATCTTGGTGTTGACGGTAATGACGTCATCACGATCCAAGGGGACTTGCGTTATCCCGTCGGCCACGCTGCGGGTAAGGTGCTGACTTCGACCGCCGACGGCAAGGCGATTTGGCAGACGCCGGAACCAGCTCCGGTTCAATCTGTGAACGGACAAGTCGGGGCTGTGACAATCAGCGCTGGAGACCTGGGCGCTTTCACTTCAACCACGCTTCCTATTGCTAGCGCATCTCAGCGTGGGGCTGTTCGCATCGGCACTGGGCTCGGAGTAGACGCGCAGGGCATTATCAGTGTCAACGCCAGCGCGGTGCTTCCTGTCGCATCAGCAACCGTTCTTGGTGGAATTAAAGTCGGCAGCAATCTGTCAATCAACCAAGACGGCGTCTTGAGTGCGGCGATTTCCCAGACTACTGGTGTTACTACATTTAACAGCCGAGCTGGAGATGTCATTCCCACGGCAGGAGATTACACCGCTGCTCAGGTTGGAGCTTTGTCGCTCGGAAACGAATACCAAGAAGTCACGGGCAGAAAGCGGTTCTCTGATGCTGTGTTTGCAGCCCCCCCTGGTGGCGGAGTGACTCAACTTGTTGGTCAGAACGGCATGTCTGGAGTTCAGCTGAATTCCAGTGGCCTCGCTCAATTTCAGCGCACGACGGATACTGCTCACGCAATTCGAGTTCACGCCCCAGCCGGCGGTACTACCGCATTCATCACAAGCGCCGGCTCTGCTGAATTCAAAGGCGTCGTGACTGCAATCGGGGGATTCAGCTCCCCCGCAGGCATGAACATCGGTGACAACACGAGCGACGGTATTAACATTACCGGTACGCTCAAGATCGCAGGAAACGGAACCCCCGCAAGCGGCAAGGTTCTCGTCTGCACGAATGCGGACGGGAATGTTGAGTGGCAGTTCCCAGCAAATGCCCCGGTTCAAAGCGTTAACGGGGCGAATGGGGCTGTGTCGATTTCGGCTGACGGAGAGGCAAATCCCGGCACAAATCTCAATGCCGTTACGAAGTCAACAACTCAGACGATTTCTGGTGCAAAGACGTTCTCGGCTAACACGCTGTTTAATGCGAACGTCACTTTGGGCGACAACGCGGCGGACATTGCAACCGTCAACGCGACCTTGAAGATTCCTTCCGGCGCTCCTGCGGTCGGTAAGGTTCTGACGTGTTCTAACGTAGACGGCACGGCCTCTTGGTCTACGCCATCGGCTCCTCCTGTGACTTCGATCGTCATGGGAGGCGTTACTTACACTGGCAACGTCACGATTAGTGCGGCAACTCTTGGTGTTCTCAGCACTTCGGCTAACACGACGATTACTGGGCAGAACACGTTCTCTTCGCAGCAGACGTTTACTGGCGGCGTGAGCCTTGGTGATGCGCTCAGCGACGACATCACAATTAACGGCACGATCAAGATCCCAACGAATGCGGGCCTCAATAAGGTTCTCACTTGCACGAATGTGAACGGCACGGCTGAGTGGACGACTCTTGCTGCACCGCCGGTTACTTCAGTAAACGGCAATGTTGGTGCTGTTGTCCTAAACGCTGCAAGCGTCGGGGCAGTCGCTATTTCGGGCAACGAATCGATCAGCGGCAACAAGACGTTCAGCGGAACTACGACGTTTGCTGGAACGACTAATCTGAACGGCAACACCGTTCTTGGCGATGCAGGGGCCGACACGATCGTCGTTAATGGGTCGCTGCGTATTCCTGCTGCGGCGACTGTAGGCCGCGTGTGGACTTGCTCTGATGCGACCACTGGGGCAGGATCGTGGTCTACCCCGCCAGTAGTCTCTGTAAACACCCAAACCGGGGCCGTAGTTCTTAGTGCGGCAGACGTTGGAGCGCCGACGATTGCGGCCCTCAATAACGTGAGCACCGTAGCAAACCAAGCGGCAACCGACGCCGCTACGGCTGTCACAACGGCATCAAACGCCTTGGCTGCGGCAAACACGAAACTTTCAAGCGTTACTGTCGGTCAAACCGCAATCGGGCCGACCGGATCCGAAACGAACTTTGACTGTTTGTCGGGTTCCGGTACTGCGTCTAGTCCGTTGAAGGTTCTTGGGGCTCATCCGGTTGGCTACGTTCCTGCTGGGGACTTGACCGGGTCATATCCGAGCCCGACCGTAGGTGGAAACAAGATCACTTACGCCAAGATGCAGCAAGTCTCCGGACAGAAGCTTCTCGGTAACTCATCGACTACTACGGCTAACGTCACCGAAATTGGCCTCGGTACTGGGTTGACTTGGGGTACTGGGGCTGATGCGGGGAAGATCGTTGTTTCTTCCGATGCTGCTGCAACGGTTACTGCGACGGGCAACAACACGTTTAGCGGTACGAATCAATTCAATAACGCGGTTACCGTAGGCACAGCCGGCGCAAATCAAACGCTGGCTGTTAACGGCGCTTTCACCGCGACTGGAGCTACGACGCTTGGTGCGACTGCTGCGGGAACGACGATCAAGGGTCCGCTCAAGATCGAAGGTGGATCGCCAGGAGCAAACAAGGTTCTGACTTCTGACGCTACCGGCAACGCGACTTGGGCGACGTTCACGCCGCCTACTGGGCGATACAAGATGGTGACTCAAGTCCTTGTTTCTGGAACTTCTTGGTCAAAGCCTGCGGGTGTGACGTTTGTTGAGTTCTGTTTGGT